AGCCAGCTTCTTCTTCATTTCCTGTGAGATGTATGCCATATCAGAACCTTTCTTTCTCTCTCTTACATATACATAATAGCAGGACTGGATATAATGTCAAGGGCTTTTTACATAATCTCCAAAACTCTTTCAAAGTCAGCCTTCATTGCATATGCAGCATCAAGAGCCCGCTGGCGTTCTTCCATGTCTTCAATCAACATGTACTGAGCAATGTTCTGTTCACAGGCGGCGATGTAGGACAAGATGGCTTCTTTCATGATTCTCTCTCTTTCTCTCTCTATGGTGGTAGAATACCATAATTGGAGGGAATGTCAACACTTATTTGCCTTAGAATAACCTAAATTCCGCAGATTTTTTGCCTTACCACCACGATAAGCCACATCAGCACGAATGTAGTTCCAACCGCGTTCAGTTAGACGTGGCTTCTTGTACTCACCGACGACAATCTTGCCACCATTTTCAAGATATTCAGAAACTAGAACTTCAACAGCAGTCATAATGTTTCCTCTCTAAAACTTAGCCACGAGTCTCAGTGATAACTTCACCCATCCACTTCACAGTGAAAGGCACTTCGGTTTCAGCATAGCGAACCGCAGTATCAAAATCTTCGTAGGTGCCATGAAGTTTATTTTCAATCCAGAGGTCATAACCCATCACACTCTCAATGATTTCAACTTCCTTGGTCGCATTAGTAGCCATGAAAGCCTGAGGAGCATACTGTTCAAATTTCATCATTGATTGATTCCTTTCTCTCTCTATGGTGGTAGAATATCATAATTGGAGAGGATGTCAACCATCATAACCAAATTTTTTATGAATTTTTTTGGCTTCTACAAATCGCACAAATAGACCACGCTCACGCCCATGCGCTTCAATCTCCCATGGCAGGTCCCAGTAGTCAGTCTTATCTCTTGAGACAGACTCTTTGAACCACATGGTACGCTTTGCTGGATAGAACACATCACGCATTTCACCGCGAGCAAACTGCTTCACATGTACCATTTCATGAGCCAGAGTGGTGAACAGTTCTTCCAGCTTCTGGTCAGTGTTCACTTCAATGTGGAAGTCACGGGGGCGATACCAGTCATTCTCCCATGTACACAGAGCATTGGCATAGCCATCAATAAGCCCATCACGCCCTTCAATCTCAATGAAGAGTTTGTTAGACAGTCTCTTGCTCATCAGCTTGGACGCATAAAACTCCAAGGCCTCTGTTGCCAGAGGCTGAAGTTCTTCTGGGAAATCAGTGAACTGAACTATCATTAGTGCCAGATAATCTGAGCCTTGCCAGCGAGAAGTTCATCACTATCAACGAAGAAAAACTCACCATCAGCAGTCTCACAGGTCAACTGAATCCGACCAAGACCAAACTTAGCCCGCCAGTCAGTAATCACACCCTTCAACTGAACACCATTATCCCAAAGGTGAATACCCTGGCCGATGCCATTCTGCATGACCTTATTCATGAACTGTTTGGTAAAAGCGTCAACAACCATAGCGAATCTCCTTCTCTCAACTTTCATGTAGAGAATATCAAATCATGGCAGGTTTGTCAAGAGGTTTTTTAGGTTATTTGAAAATTTTCTTCTAGAAAAGATTCCATCTCATAGTCAAGGTCATGATTCACCTCAACCTCGTTCAGCATGAACGCTGGTGTGATACCATCAAAAGCACCACCATTTTCTAGAAACCATGCGTACTCTTCAGCATCGTCTTCAAAATAATAGAAACTGACAAACTGTTCAGTCAGGTGTTCATATACACCCCAGAACTGGTCACCAGATTCGTCTTCAACCAAAAAATGTGAATATCGTTCCATTATCTTTTCCACTTCATCAACTTATCATAAAACTTTTTGTGAAACTCTTTTATTTCTTTATCAAGTTGTAATCTTCTAGCTTCTAAGTCATCCACATCATTCCAAAGGGAAGATGTATTTGCTGTCATACCTTTAGACTCCTAAACTTGTCTTTGGTTGTAGAATTATTTATTGATTTGGGTATCTGCCCACTATCAACAATATCCATCTGTGCTGTATTTTCTACATCATACAACTTCATCTTTGCTCTGTCAATACCCACAACAAATCTTTTATTCACTGTAGGGTCATTATATCGGTTCTTCAACTGCTTGACCATAAGTTGACCAAGTTCATGAAGTTCTTCAGTAGAGATTAGAGCAAACATAAAGTCTGCTGTTGCTGGCAAACCAAAAGACTCTGAAGTATCTTCAAGACCGATATCAGAACTTACGAAGCCACTTCTAGTAGTCTGAGTAGCAGAAACCACAGGAACATCATACTCAACAGCAAGCCCACGAAGTTCTTCAGCGATAGCCTTGACATATGTGTATGAGTTTACAGATGCTCCAGGCTTGATACGAGAAGACATACAGATATTCAGATAGTCAATGAAGATAATATCTGGCCTAAATGACTTCTTTAGGTTCAGTTCATTTAGAAGAGCCTTGAAATGGATTGAACCAGCACCAGCAGTTGGATACTCTTTCACAATCAGTTTACCAGTTGTCTTGTTCTTGATATTCTCAGCCTTCTTCTGATACATCTCCTTTGGTAGATTCATCAAGTCATCAAATGTGATATTCATTAGATTGGCATCAATACGCTTTGCAACTTCTTCTTCAGCAAGTTCTAGAGTGATGTAAAGAACATTTTTACCCATAGAAAGACAAGAAGCAGCAACATGGCACATGAATAGAGACTTACCCACACCAGTCCCTGCGAGAGCGATGTTGAGCGTTTTCTTTGGCAATCCGTTCTTTGTGATTTTGTTGAAGAAATCCAAGTCAAAAGGAATCTTCTCCAGAACCCTATGATAGTAGTCATATCTGTCCTCATACTGTTCAAGATAGTCATGGCCAACATTTGGGTCAAAAGAAACACCAAGAGCATCAGTCAACAACTGTGGGATAGCACCCTTTGTGTTGGTGCTATCCTTATTGTTCATAATGTCAATTGACTTCATGATGGCATGATAGATTGCTTTTTCTTGACAGAACTTTTCAGTACTATCAACAAGCCAATCCATATTCGTATCAATGTCATCTTTATGAAGTTCTTTGACAGTATTGACTATCTGTTTTACTTGGTCTTCTTTGAGATGAGCAATAGAGTCTACTTCAATCAGCAAAGCATCAACAGTAGGTATGTTATTATACTTTACAATGAAGTCTTTGATTTCATGAAATAGAACTCTATCTTCTTCTACAGTGAAATACTCATCTTTGACAAATGGCAGAATCTTTCTAGCATATTCCTCATTCTTCAATAAGTTCTTCAGTATCGTCTGTTCGATTCTCATTCATTGCCTCGTGTTCTGCGATGTCAAGTAGCATTTTGTTCAGAATAAGCCCAAGCACTTGCTGGAACTTTGGGTCTTTTTCTAGAACTTCTTTCTTTCTGAAGTTACCAGTATCAAGTATCTTATACTCAAATTTCATAGTAGCTGTTTCATCTTCATTCTCAACTACATGTAATTTCTGATAATGATACACTACTCCTTTGTAAGAGTCAAGTAAAATCTCAATAGGAACTGTATCTAGTTTCATATCATCTCTGAATTTGAAATCTCTTCCTTCAATCATTCTTCTACCTCCTCTGGCTCAGGAGCAAATGGTGCTACAGAGTTACCAATCGCATAACGCTTCTTGATATAGGCCTTGAAGTCTGTTTCCTTGAATAGCTTATCCCAGAACTCACCATTATCAACAATGTCACCTGCTCGCATCTTGTCACCAATCATTTCACCTGTAGAACGATTGACTAGCTGATACCAGCCATTTGATGGCTTTGCTAGATACTCACCTTCTAGAGCAGCATCAAACAGACCAGACCACTTATTGATGCCACCATCAAATGTGACTGTGATTGGAATCTTGGACTTCTCTTTCACATAGCGAGACTTATCAATGTTGATGATAAAGTGATAGCCCTTGATTTCCTTGCCATCCTTCTCTTGCTGGCGACCAATAATCCAGACATTATCGGCTGAGTACATGATGCCAGTGCCACCAGATACAACATCTTTTGGGAACATACCAATCTCTTTGTATGTGTGATTGATAGCAATAAGTGGTAGGTCCTTTAGTGTCAAGTGTGGTGTGACCATACGGAAGAATGACTTGAATGCCTTAGCCCGTGACATATCAGCAACAGACTTACCATCAATAGCATCATCAACTTCTTTCTTAGATGCCAGATTACCGATAGAGTCAATGACCACACATACACGGTCACCACGCTCAATATTCTTCAACTGTACCATCAGGTCGTGCTTGAGTTGTTCAACATCAGTAACGGGTGTATGAATAACACGCTCAACATCAACACCAAAGGTATCAAAGTATGCCTGAGGTGTACCAAACTCTGAGTCATAGAATAGCACAACACCGTCTGGATACTTCTTCTGATAAGCTGCGGCCATGATTAGAGAGAAAGCAGACTTGAAGTGCTTTGATGGTCCAGCAAGAACTGTAACACCAGGCGTCAAGCCACCATCAACATCACCAGATAGTGCGACATTAATCATTGGCACATCTGTCTGAATCATATCTTTTTGCCCATATATCTTGGACTTATTCAGAATCGCAGTATCAGCAATACTGGAAGTCTTCTTTAGTTTATCAAGTAGTTTGTTCATTATCTGGTTCCTCTAATCTAACAATATCATTTTCTTCACATATCAAACCTTGCTGCACTTCAATAGCAACAACAGCATTATTGCTTACGCAAGTAACTTTGTGTTTTTGACCAACTCTTACTACAAAATGTTCTCCTTGCTCTGCTGTAAATGTTTCACCATCTAGTAGTACTTCTGCTTTACCAGTAGTAATAATCCAGTGTTCATCTCTGTGATTGTGATACTGATGGCTAATAGACTGGCCTGGATATATCACAAGCCTCTTGACTTTGAAGTTACGCCCATGTTCTAGGACATACCATTCACCCCATGGTCTTTTCATATTACACTCCTTTATTCAACAGGTAGTGTGATAGTAGTATTGTTTGCAGACTTTTTCTTTCTAGGCTTTCTAGTCTTTTTAGTAACCTGTTCAAAGTCAAGAAACTCCATATCACTACCGTCTTCTTTATTTTTCATACTCATATTGAACGCAAGTAATAGCAATACAGCCAGCGGGTCAAATACGAATATAAGCAACAGTATAACATATCTGATAGATTTGTCAAGTACATCTTTACCAGATTCTTCAAAAATTAATTCAGCAACATACTTGATTGGACCAACTTCTGCTTCAAGACCAACTCTTTCAATTTCAAGTTTTGACTTTTCTGCTTGTAGTTCCTGAATGCTATTCAGTGCAGAATCAATCTGGGCTTGAATAGCATCTCTCTGTTCTTGCTGTGCTTGTCTGACTGCAATAGCACCATCTTTGCCACGAATGCGCTGTGATTCAGTAAGAACTTGAACAGCACTATCAAGTTGGTCTAGAACTGTCTGGTTGCTGTCAATGCGTTTCTGTTCTCTATCAATCTTGGTATCAATAGCAGCCACTTCAATCTGCATATTGTTTGTGCCAAGAGTTTGTTCAATGTGTGCTTTAGATAAGAAGCCAAAGATACCCATTGAAGTGATGAACATCAGTACGATTATAGCGAACATGAAATACGTTTTAATCAGAATTGGTGTTCTATTCCAGTTCTGATATAGCCAAGAGATAGATACAAGTTTACCTATCTCTAATGCTGAACCCATGATAATAACTGGAATGACTGAAGCAGCAAAGATTGCGGCCAGACCAACAATAGAATACCAAGCAGCAATAGCAGAGATTGCTAACCCAGTAATCAATACTAGGTAGTTTAGAAATTTGTTTTGCATTTTTCTGAGTTCCTAACCGAAGAAGTCCTCTAGACTTGCTACCTTCTCAGTGCGCCAACCAATACTATCAAGAATAATCTTCAGAGGTTCAACAAAAGACTTCTCAAACTGTGTATCATAGTCAATATATTTATCTATATCAAACTCTTCTGGGATAGAATATGGGAAAGAGATAATATTGCTCTGAATAGTATTTGGTTCTTTCAAGTA